CCCATTTAAAATAGAAGGCTCAGAATTAAAAAAAGTTAATGGATTAAGTTCATCATTTAAACGCAAAGTTTCAAGAGATTTACAAAAAAGATTTGTCGGTCAAGATGGAGCCGAGACACAACAAAATTTATTAGCACAAGCCGTTACTGGTTATGCTATGTTCGACCTTATCGAGCCTCCATACAACCTAGAATATGTTTCAAGGATTTATGAAATATCTCCGTATAACTATGCAGCAATTAACGCAAAGGTAGCAAACATTGTTGGCCTAGGGTATTCATTTGTTGAAACAAGAAAGGCTAACGAGGCTCTTGACAATATATCAGATGAGAAACAATTAGACCGTGCTCGTCGCAAATTAAACAAACTTCGTCAAGACTTAGATTCTTGGCTAGAAGAAGTAAATGAAGAAGAAACTTTTGTTGAAACATTAATTAAAGCATACGTAGACTTAGAAGCAACAGGTAATGGGTATTTAGAAATAAGCAGAACAACTGCTGGTAATATTGGTTATATCGGCCATATCCCCGCAAAGACAATGAGAGTCCGTAGACTTCGTGATGGCTTTATTCAATTGCTTTACGGCAAAGCAGTATACTTTAGAAATTTTGGAGATCAAGAAACTGAGAATCCAATTGCAGATGGATCAGATAGACCAAACGAAATTATTCATTTAAAGAAATACACTCCAATGAATAACTATTATGGAATTCCTGATATTGTGGCAGCGCAAAATGCAATGGCAGGTAATGAATTTGCTGGCAAGTACAACCTTGATTATTTTGAAAACAAGGCAGTCCCAAGATATATTATTACAGTTAAGGGAGCTAAGCTTGCCCCAGAGTCAGAGCGTAAATTATTAGAATTTTTCCAAGTTGGATTAAAAGGAAAAAATCACAGGTCTCTATATGTTCCTCTTCCAGCCGACAGCCCAGACTCAAAGGTTGAATTTAAGATGGAGCCAATTGAAGCAAATTCTCAAGAGTCTTCATTTAACGTATATCGTAAATCAAATAGAGATGAAATTTTATTGGCACATAGAGTTCCAATCAGCAAAATAGGATTACCTGAGGGAGTTAATTTATCCTCAGCAAGAGATTCAGATAAAATGTTTAAAGAGCAAGTATGTCGTCCAGCCCAAGATATTTTAGAAAAGAAATTAAATAAAATTATTGAGGAAAAGACAGATGTCCTATTAATTAAATTTAATGAATTAACCCTTACAGACGAAGATACTCAATCTAAAATAGATGAGAGATATCTAAGGATGCAGGTAATTACTCCTAATGAAGTAAGAATTAGAAAAGGCATGGTTCCCATTGAAGGCGGAGACTCAATTGTTCAATTAAAGCCTCAACAGGCTGCCGAACAAACTGCACAGGCAATGAATTCTCGTCAAAGAACTCAGGAGCGGGATGCTAATTCTCCAGATATTTCTGGGGAGGCCAGAAATCCAAAAGGCGAGGGTAGAACAACCGCTTAATTATTAGGCAACTAGTTATTTGCCTTTTGATGTATACACGTATAAAATTAAGCATATGAATATTGAAAAATCTAATTGGTCTTCTAATGGCGATAATATCATTTTATCTGTTCCATTCACAAAAGTTAACCGTGAAAAAAGAACGGTATCAGGATTTGCGACTCTAGATAATTTAGATCAAACAGGCGATGTTGTAACAGCCGATGCAAGCTTAAAAGCTTTTGAAAATTTCAGAGGCAATCTTAGAGAGATGCATCAACCAGTTGCAGTGGGTAAAGTAGTTTCTTTCAAACCAGAAACATTTTATGACCCAGTTTCAAAAGAATTTTTTAATGGAGTATATGTAGACGCGTATATCTCAAAGGGATCTCAGGATACTTGGGAAAAAGTTTTAGACGGGACTCTTGCAGGATTTTCAATCGGCGGAAAGATTATTGAGTCAGATAACGAAGTCAATAAAGCAACAGGTAAAACTGTTAGATTTATTAAAGATTATAGTTTAATGGAATTATCAATTGTAGATTCACCAGCAAATGAGCTGTGTAATATTGTTTCTATTCAAAAAGTAAATGGACAATTAGTATTTAAAGGAATGGCCGCAGAAGTTGTAACTGAAAATATTTTTTATTGTGCAGAGAGTGACTCTGTTTTTATTTCAACAGAGCAAACATATGAATCGCCAGTATCTGGCAAACCAGCAGAACTAATCGGCTGGGTAGAAAGTTCAGATGTTAATAAATCAAAAGAAATAGATAAGATTCTTGCTTCATTTAAGAAGTCAAGATTACCGTTGCCTGCAATACAAACAATTGCAAAACAGGCAAACGCAGAAGGAGGCAATGAAGTGTCAGAAAACACAGAAAACGTAGTTGTAGAAGATGCAGCAGCAGAAGTTGCAGCACCAGAAACAGCCGTAGAAACTCCAGCAGTTGCAGAAGATGCAGCAGTTGAGACAGCACCTGCAGAGAATGCAGATGCAGACGCTTCTGCCGAAACTCTGGAAAAGGCAGCCGATGTATCAGAAGTTGAGGTTGATGAACCTGATTTTGCAAAGATGCTAGGTGACCTAAAAGGATTTTTCGCAGAAACTTTAACAAAAGCTTCTGAGGCAAACGCCGCTCAGGTTTCAACAATTAAGCAAACCGTTGAGACATTCAGCAAGAGCGTTGAAGTCCAGATTTCAGAATTGGCAGAAAAACATACAGCACTAAGTAATGCTGTAACAGAAATACGCAACACCATCAATGGTGTAGAAAAGCGTGTCGATGCAGTAGAAAGTGAGACTGCAATTAAGAAGTCCTCAGACCTTGGCGGGTCTCAGGAAGTAACAATTAAAAAATCTAAATGGAACGGTTCTTTCCTCGGTTCCGTACAGGAAATTTTCAATTAAAAAAAAAGGTAGGTAAAACTATGAGTAATGAAACATTAGAGAAGGCAGTAGCCGCTAATACTTCCGTAACCACTGGCATGTCAGGTGCTGCAGTAGCAACAACTGGCGTACATATTGGTTCCGAGGGTGAGGGTGGTCTACTTAATCCAGAACAATCAGCTAGATTCCTTGACTATATGTTCGATGCAACCGTAATTGGTAAAGTCGCACGTACAGTAAGAATGAAATCTGATACAACTGAACTTGATCGTATGTCCGTAGGCGAGAAGCTTATGAAACTTGCGACAGAAGCAGATGATGATGCAGCAAATAGCGCAGTATCATTCTCAAAGATTTCTTTGACAACAAAGAAATTGCGCCTAGATTGGGAACTATCAACAGAGTCTCTAGAAGACAATATTGAGGGTCCAGATCTAGAAGATCACATTGCACGTATGATGGCAACACAAGCAGGAAACGATATCGAAGATGTAGTTCTTAACGGAAACACAGCTTTGACAGGCGATGCTTTGTACAAGTCATTTAACGGTGTAGTAAAGAAAGCAAAGACATACGGACACGTTGTAGATGCTGCAGGAGCAAACGTAAGTCGCGCTGTATTTAACAGTGCTCTTAAAGAGCTTCCACGTAAATACAAGCAACGCCGTGGCGATCTTCGCTTCTTGGCAGGTTCAAACCTAATCCAAGATTTCTTATATGCTAACAGCATTGGTACAAACCAAACAATTCCACAAGATATTGCATCAAGCATTATCCGTGGAGCAACTGAGCCACTAGGTGGACCAGCTGGTTATGTAGCACCATTTGCATTTGGTATTCCAATCATCGAAGTTCCTTTGTTAAAAGAGGCACAAGATGGTGACTATTCAGGAGAAACTGGAGATCACGGAGACATCCACTTGTCATTCCCAAATAACGTAGTTATTGGTATCAAGCGTGATGTAACTGTTTACAGATTCTTTTGGCCACGTAAGGACTCTATCGAGTACACAATGTATACTCGCGTAGGTGTTCAAATCGAACAAGCAGATGCTTGGGTAGTAGTCAAAAACGTTAAGGTTGCTTCATAAGTAATCTTTAATAATTAAGTTGGGCCTGGCTATTGCTAGGCCCTTCTTTATTTAATATATGTAGGCCCTTTCCCTTTAAGCCCTTTAATGCTATAATAAATATACTTAAACAAAGGAGATTATTATGTCATTTGAGACATTAAAAATATCTGAACTAAAAAAAGTAGCCGAAGATTTCGGTGTAAATACAGAAGATCTAAAAAATAAGACGGACATTATTGCTGCACTTTCAGAAGAAGGCGTAACCTGGGCTGTGTATCAAAAAACAATTAAAGACATTGAAGATAATTTAGAGGAAGCTCCAGGGCAACCCACCAAGTTTGATCCAAAGAAAGAAATATCTGAAGATGATGTTTTAGTTAGAATGACTAGACCAAACTATAGATACGATATTTTAGGATTTACTTTTACAAAAGAACATCCATTCATTGCAATGAGTAAAGATTCAGCTCAAGCAATTTTTGATAAGGAGGAAGGTTTTAGATTAGCAAATCCAGCAGAGGTACAAAGTTTTTACAGCTAATTAAAATCTCAACATGGCAGAAATTTATGTAAACAGTAACACCCCAATTAAAACAAAAATATATTGGGAGGGTGAACTCGTAGAACCTACTAATTTGCCAACTGCTGCTATATACGATATTACAGAAGATCCCGCTATTAGTCCAGCAATTCTTCCAACAACTCTTTTGACAACAATTACGTCAACAGCTGTAGAAACAGACATAGGCACATATCAAATAGTTTTACCATTTTCTTATTCTGTAAGAAATAGGAAATTTAAAATTGTTTGGGCATATGTAGTTAGTGGAGTTGCAGGTACTCACACGGCGTATGTTGATGTTGTTACCCCATATATAAATTTTGGCGACACCATAGATAATTTAAATTTCGGGTCAGATCCAAGCGATCCCAACTATAAAACATATAGGCAATTGCAAGAAGCAGAAAAGTATGCACGTAAAATTATTGAAGAGTATACTCAACAAGAATTTTACCTATATGATGATATCGAAGTAGTATACGGAATGAACTCCGATATTCTTCCGCTTCCATATAAGATAGATACAATTTATGAATTGTATTCAAATGATATTTTATTAATAGATAACAATACAAGTCCTGTAACAAATAATTGGACATATACTCCAATTGTTTCAGAAACGGGATTTGGAATTAGAGTAGATAGAACTGATTTAATTGATAATACAGTTTATGTTGCTAATGGCATGGTACCCCCAACAATTAATGACAACATAAACGGAGCTTTTTCAAAAAATGTTAGATACAAGGTGGTTGGTAAGTACGGTTGGGATAAAGTTCCAGGTAATGTTCAACAGGCTTGCGTAGAATTAATGAAGGATTACTTTGGTAAAGATAACATCTGGAAAAATAAATATATTAAAAACATTCAAACATTTGATTGGAAATTTGAATACAGTTCTGAAGTCTATAGTGGAACAGGGAATGCATATGCAGATCAATTGCTTGCCCCATATGTTATAAATAGAATGGTTGTTATTTGATGCAAGATCTTATCCAGTCCGTTTTATCAATGAAACTGGATGTTTATAAACAAATAGACACACAGAATGCAGATACAGGCGCTATTGTAAAAGAGTGGTTATTTTATAAAACAGTTGATTGCCATGCCAAGGGAGTTGTAAGCAACTCGGCAACTACTAGAAGTAGCGATAAACAAATATTTAATAATAAATACGTTAACGATCAAATTATTCAAGTTAGAACAGAAAATAGACTAACTACAAGAGAAAAAGTTACTAACATCCGTGACATGAGCGGTAATTATATTTGGGTTGAATTAGACTTTCCTACAGAAACACCAACAGTATTTGAAGTCATGGGAACTACTCCACTGACGGATCCGTTTGGAAGAGTGATTGGCTACAACTCATCTATGAAGAGATCGGAGAACCAGCAAATTGGACTCTAGTGCTATGTTAATAACAGCCGCCTCAGGTCTAGAAAGGCTTATGGCTGGCACCCCTACTGTCGGAATTTTAAAAGATAGTAATGTGGCACAAATTTCAGCTGCCCTATATTATCAATCTAACGTTATTGCTAAATTAACAGCAAGCAATCAATTTAAAAATAGATTTAAAAAAACTATATATACTCAGATAAATAAAGACTTTGGACAATATATAGATGCTCAGGCTAGATCAAAGCCTAGAAGCTTGCACCATGTTTACGAGTGGAAAAAATCTGGAGTTTCAAGTGAAAGATTATTTAAATTAAATATGATAGATACCACTGGGATTTCTTTTAAAGTTAATTTTGAATTTACTCCTTCTAAATCTTCAGTCCCAAGCTCAAAAAATAAACGCAGGCACGTATTTATTAGTAAAGCGTCTGTGATGGAGGCTGGAATGCCTCTAACAATTGCCCCAAGGGCCGCAGAGCGCCTAGTATTTCAAACTGATACTGGGACAGTCTTTATGCCTAAAGGGGCTTCAGTGACCGTTAAAAGGCCAGGAGGACCTGGTGTTAAAAATCAATTTACTTTATATTACAGCAGATGGTTTAGCGGCAATTTAGTAAATTTATCAATTAAGAAATCTGGATTTCAACAAATATTTAATTCGGCTATGGCCAAATCTTTAAGGCTACCAGCTTCAATTAAAAAGGTTCAATATAAATTCTCTCCAAATTCAATTAGACAAATGGCGGACTCTGCAGTAGAGACATCGTTTGGGGGATCAATGATATGACAGCTAACTATAAATTAGACGCTATGCTGGAACTAAGAAAGTTCCTTTGGAGTAAATTAAAGCTAGCCAGTATATTTGATGAGACAGATTATTACAGCGATAATATTGAAGAAACAATAGTCCCAATTATTCCAGTTCAGCAATCTGCTGAGCTAAATCAATTTTTAAGCGGTAAGAAGCACATAGTCTACGACAAAATAGGGATATCCTATGAAGACAACTGGCTGGTATGCTGCGAGCAGGTCTTGTTTACAATATACTCCACAGACGTATCAGAAATCAATGAGATTAGAAATTTTATGACTGATCAATTTAGAAGGATGGATGATTCAGCCAAAGACGTAAATGGGTTTGCTACCCTATCTAATAAATTTAAATTCCACAGTATTTTTATAGCCGACATCTCCCCAACCGCTCCATCAGAGGAGTTGCAGGGGTTTTTGTCGGCAGACGTAATACTAGAGGTAAAATATTCTAGAATTACAGACACTGTAGGCCGATTCTCATAATTTGCCGTATAGCCCAAAATAGCCTATTATTGGACATGAGGAAAGAAAAGCCTAGCCAGCTTAGATTTTTTAAATATATATATATATTTAATACAGGAGGAAAATAAACTATGGCACAATCCGTAGGTAGTGCAAAAAATATTCTCGTTGGAGCATCTCCGTTATTTTTGTCAACAGTTGACGTAAATGACACAGATTATATTTCTAACGCAGAGCCAGGTGTAGCGATTGCAGCAGGAGCAACAACAGTTGGAGTTCCAGCATTTGCAACAGGTACATCATATACAACTACATTAAATAGCGTAAACCAAACAGCAGGTTTATTTGGATACCGTAACGTTGGTTTTACCAATAACGGTCTTCAAATTACATACAACCCAACATACGATTCAGTAACTGTAGATCAGTTGCTAGATACAGCAAAGCTGTTTAAATCTGCAATGGAGGTTATGATTGCAACAGAAATGTCAGAAGGTACTCTCGAGAACATCGTAGCAGTATTCGGACAGAATGCATCATCTCTATCCACAACAGGATCTGGAACATCTCAAAAGGATACCCTTGGTCTTGAAGCAGGTTCTTTAGGTGCTGCTCCAACAGAGCGTCAATTAATTGCAGTTGGACAAGCTCCAACTTCAGCAACAATAGTATCTTCAGAGCGTATCTATTATGCACGTCGAGTATTGTCTGTACAACAGTCACAATTCTCACTTGCACGTACAACTCCAACAACATTCCCAGTAACCTTCCGTTTACTACCAGATGCTAGCTATGCTGGCTCTGAGTACGGCAAGATTATTGACCGTGTTCTAGTAGCATAATAATTTAGTTTATTAGCTATACCTCAAAGCCCCCAAGAAATTGGGGGTTTTGTGGTTGTATTAGTATATTTCTTTTAGTATAATGTTTATGAGTAGATCCTAGGAGGACCTAAATTGGCAACAACAGTATATAGCGTAGAAGAGGTACAGCTTCAAAACGGTCAGACCGTAAAGCTAAAGCCCCTATCAATAGCAGAACTTCGTAAGTTTATGCTAGCAATTAAGAAGACAGCAGAATCACAAACAGAAGATGATACATTAAACATCTTGATTGATGCATGTGCAATTGCAATAGAAAAACAACTACCAGAATTGGTAGCAGATAGAGAAGCATTTGAGAACGCCTTAGATGTACCAACCATGAATCGCATTCTAGAAGTTTGCGGAGGGATCAAGCTTGACGACCCAAACCTACTAGCGGCAGCGGTTCTGGCTGGTCAGAACTAGACTTAGCCGCTTTAGAGGGGGAAGTTTTTTTACTAGGACATTGGAAGAACTACGATGAACTAGAAGAAAATTTATCAATGCCAGAATTAATAGCTACTTTTCAAGCTTTAAAGAA